AACTGCATCCTCACAAACTGCTCCTGTTGTAGTTCCGCAAATTGTCATTTCGTTAGGAACTTCTACATCCATTGTAACTGCCCAACCTGCCCAAAAGTTCTCAAAGCGTTCTGTAAACGATTCTACACTTGGAGAAGATCCTTCTGCTAAAGCAAAGTTATCTGTTCTTAAGCTACCTCTACGCATCAACTCAAGTAATCGAGTAGCTACAGCATACTGAGTATTTAAGACATCTTGTGTATTGTCGTTTCCTGTAAACTCGTCTGTAGTTTCCTTCGGATTCTTGTCTACAATATCCATACAGAATACTGTAATGTTAAAGATATTTGTTCGCTCTGTTATCGTAGCATTGTTTACCTGAATGTGAGCGTATGGACACATTGTTTGTTTAGATAAATCAATATCGTATATAGAGCCTTCAGTAACCGAATTACAAAAAGGATCCTGTAGTAATTGGTTTTTAATCGTATCTAAAATATTGTAGTAAGTTGTCATTTCTTGTAAGCCTTTTTAATTAGTTCTGCTTCTATTTCGTTCTTTTCTTTCTCGAATGATAAGTAAGTTAAACATTCGTGTATATTTAATTTTGTTACTCTATCAAAGTCGAGTATTTTTCCTTGTGCGAGCGTATAGAAGTTCTGATAGAATCCCCATCTTTTTGCGAAATTTGCTTGTCTTGTGAAATCTCCTTCTCCATTTCCTGAAGTATAGAGAGATGGGTAGCGTTCGCTAATTCTTTCGCTAAATTGTAAAAAAAAACCATCGCTCCTAATGCAATTCCTAATGGCATAAACTTCATTAAATCCCCAAACTCTTTAGAGCCATTGTAAGGGTATATGTCGTATTTATCTCCGACTCTATTTGTAATTGGTCTAAACATTACAGCCATTGCCTTATGCATATCTTCAGGCTTACCTATATAAGCACATAAATCTGCAAACTCTCCTGAAGTCATTTCTTCCATATCAGGCATAAATCCAAACTCCTGCGATTGAATTTTAAACCGATGCTGAAACTCTACATCTTTATTAACTAACTCCACCATATCTTGCGATATCTCCTTAACGTCTTTGTGCGACATTAGGATTACATTACTAAATGGAATGCCACAGAATACCTCTACTGTTCTTTGTGCTAAAAACTCTCCCTCTATTCCTTCAGTAACTGTTAAATACCTTTGGTATTGCCCTAAAGATATTTCGTTAATGTTGTCAGGAATTGTGATTGTTGCCTTCATACCTATATAACTATTTTATTTGATTTTTGTAACAAGTAACTTTTACGATATAAAATACTGTCCTTTGTTTGGATTATCTAAATGATAAGTAATGTTATATCTTGCTGCATCTATTGCGTGATTCCAATTATCAATATACAGCTTACTCCCTTTATCTGCGTAAGAATAATTATTAAATTCCTTTCCTATGTTTGTGCTTTCTGAATCTACTACTATTTGATAGTCTTGCATCCTTACAATGCCTGATTCAATAGTTCCTTTTTTTACTGCTTGAATGTTTACACCTTGATATCTTAAATCTTCTATCAATCTCGGCTCTGCACTATCTGCTATTATTAGTTTGTCTTTTACCCTGCTCTTTATCATACCTCCCAAAACGTGAGTCTTAATTCCCTTCTGATAAATGTGTTCTTTTAGGTAGATTATCTTTTTGCTTTTATCTATTGCAACTTCTATTAAACTGTCAGGATCGACAGAAAATCCGAAATCCATTCCACAAGATGTCTGCAAACCATCAGGATTGAACGCTCCATACTTCCAATTAGTAAACACTACTCCCTCTGCTTTATCTAACCATCCCCCTAATATGATATGCTCGTACTTTGGTAGGTTTGTTTTCTTAATATGCTCAATTTGGTTTATATAGCTTTGAGATAGGTTTTCTTTGTTGTCTATGTAAGTTGTATGAATGTAAGTTACATCTCCTTTAGAATGATTCAACCCCTCTTGAACTCCTGCTTGTTCAAAGAATCGCTTGTAAATGAAATGCTCTTTTGTTGCAGGATTCATTATCATTATAACTCTATTCTGTATTCCCTTTTGACGTACAGATAAGTCTATTGTATCAAATATGTTTTCATCTACTAATTCTTCTGCTTCATCTAATACCCAAGTTGTTACACCTGCTAACGATTTAAGAGATGCAACTTGATTACCTGAAGATGTCTTAATACCTCTGAATAGTATCTTACTTCTCGTACCCTTGTGTATTATCTCATCTTTGGTTATTATGAAATCATTGAACGCATTAAATAGCTGTATCTTATCTACAAACTCAGGAATGATAGAAATAGCAGCAGAGCGTAGCGTATAACGTGTAAAGAGAATGGTATGCCCTACCTCTCCCATCAACATACACAATAGCGTGTTAATAGAGTAAGACTTACCACTTCCCCTACCTCCTGTTACAATGTAGTAACGTGTATCTTTAAATAGAGTTAAGTATTTAGGATTTATCTCCACGCAATAGCATTAACATTTCGTTAAAATTAAACCCTCCTTTAATCTCTCCTTCTATCTCAATAGAATCTTTAGGCTTTCCTAAATAGTATTCTAAGAACAGCTTAATAGCGTTTACATCTCCTTTAGACAACGCACGTTCTTTTAGCTTTTTAATAACCTTAACAACGTCATCAGGAGTAGATGCTAATTCAAGTGCTTTACGATATTCATTCTTTCGCTTATCGTTTCCTTTTGTCTTTGTACTATGCCCTCCGTTATTACTTCTTTTATCCATAATTAAAACAAATTAACTATTAATCTTGTTCGTAAGTTTCGTAAACCTTTTTAAGTTTAGAAATAACCTCTCTTACGCATCCTCCGCAACCCATATCATCGTTGATACGTTGGTTAAATATTCTTCTACCTATTGGAACGATAGACCTCCATTCGCTTGGTCTAATCTCGTTCGGATTCTTTGCGTAGAATTTATCTAAAACTTTGTACTCATCTTCTGTTAAACATTCTGCTGTTTTAAAACTCAATAGCTTATTTAGCTTCTCTCTACGCTCATCACATCCGCAGTCATCTCCAAACACAGCTTTAACTACTTTCTTGATTCCTGTAGCTTCTGTTACCTTCTCTACTAAATCTCCTAATCCTTCCATTTTTGGCTCTACTTCTTTTTTAGTAGTTACTTTCTTTTTTGCTTTCGCTTTTGCTTTTGCCATAATCTTATTTTATTAATTCGTAATCTTTGTTTATATAGTCAAGGAAATCCTCCCCTACATTTTCTCTTATTCTATTCTTGCAATTTCTTAGTGTAGTGAATATTGAAGTAAGGCTTATCTGCGTATCACTACTTAACCCTCTCATACTTCTACCATCTTTTATGTATGTTTCAAAGAGTAGTTTATCGTACCAATGCCATTTATCCATTTCTTGCTCTACCTTATCCATTAACAAACTAAATGCTTTTTCGTTTTCTTTTTGTTCCTGTTCCGATTTCTCAAAACCTTCTCCTAATCTTATGATGTGTTCGCTTTTCTTTATTCTCTTTTTTAAGTGATTCATTGAAACCCTTTTTAAAGTGATCCACATATAGACCATATTAATCTCTCCTGATTCTGTAAGCACTCTCTCGCAGGTAGGTTTATCTTTATACTTTTGGTTTACTCTCTTATCTCCTTCCTTATGCTTCTTTGTTCCTAACTCTGTTAACTCTATATAAGCATCCTGTACGATGTCCTCTGCATTATTGTTTGTTTCGTTTTCAGGAAATGATTTTACTATTCTTAAAAACTCTGTGTGATTCTGCGATAATGTTTGAAACCAATCCATACTTATATAACTTGTTTTTGTTGTATTTGTTTATTCAAATGTTTCTCCAACCTTTAATGGTCTTTCGATCCTGTACTCTAAAAACTCCCTATTTATAGTTAGTTCTGCTCCATTTAATGTGTTAATGTATAGTAACCCATCTACAGCATCAATGCACTTAGATTCGTAGGCAAACTTTCTTAAAAAGAGTTCTCCCTTTACTTTATACTCTAATACAAATAATAAATAATCTTCACTCATATAAACAAAAAAAGCCCTCACTATTTAAAGTAAGGGCGTATTATTAAAATGGTAATCCTGAGCCATCATCTACAACAGGTGCAGCTTGTTCTACTTTGTCACATCTCCAATGACTTAAACTATTATAGATTTTTCCGTTGTACTCTTTGCCTCGTATTGAGAACTCTACTTCGACATTATCCCCTACTTTATTATACGATATAAAATTGTCAACGTGTTCTGCGTACTCTGCTTTGTTGTACATATTAAAGCTGTATGGAGTAGTATATCCGTTGTCACTTGTTTCAGTTACTGTGTAGTCTAATGCTACTGCTCCGTTATCTAATGTTTTCTTCTCTCCTATCTGTGCGATAGTACCTTTCATTTTGTAATTCATAGTCTTACTTACTTTTATTTTATTATTAATTTTTCTCAATATAAGCATTTTATTTTAAAGTATTATATTTTTAGCTTGATAGTGTAAACTATCTCTTATTATCATTATTGAGTTTATCCTTTCATCTAAGGATTTTATATAGTCACTTATTTCTAAAGCATCCATTGAGATGTAATACCCTTTACTCGTAGCTAATAATAATGGAATAATATTATTAACTCTAATGTGGTGTATTATTTTTCTTAATCTTACATCTGAAATCTTATATCCTCGTTCTTTTAAAGCCTTGCACATTACTACATTTGTAATTGCATTATCTTTGCCTTTCTTATTATTTAAACCTTTTACGATAATTGGCAACAATGTATCCAACTCGTATTCGTTTAACTCTTTCGTTTGATTCTCAAAATTAGTTATCATAGTTTTATTTTAAAGTATTATAGTATTCTCTCGCTAATGTTATTTTCTCTTTCATCTTCTTAATGTCATCTCCTGAAAGAGTTACTTCAAATGATTTGATCCTGTTTATTATTGGAATATCTTTTAGGTTATGGAACGCTCTTACTTCATCTTCTACCTCTTGGCTAACTTCTCCTGCCTCCCCTCTATTCCAAGATACCTTTCGCATCTCATCCTGTATTAATATCTCAGGAGTAGGCACAAGACAATAGCTTAAAAATGATTTATGAATATTCGTAAGCCAACAGTACGCTTTTAATTGCCATTCGTAATTCTTGTTAGTTAGTGTTTCATCAAAGAATGGGAATGTAGCAGC